TTTCCACTATACAAATCATAGCTTGTACCATTAGACCAATTTAAAATAAATGCAGTTGATTGTGTTTTACTGTTATTAGTAGCATTTCCAGAATTACTATTCATATATGTAAAAGTATTATAAGTCGGACCTGTATAAATACTTGAATTTCCATTATAAGGAAGCATACATAAAAAATCTCCACTTCCTGCAAAATTAAGAGCATGAACATTAATTTCATACGACCTTACATTTGCTGCTGTTTGTTCTGCTGGTAAACTAATTAAAACATTTTGTGCTGTGCTTGAACCATCTACTCTAAAATCATAAGAACCACAAAATACTCTGCTATCTCCACCACCAGCACTAGACCAGCTTAATACTCCATTACCATTTGTTTGTAGGGATGAACCATTTGATCCGTCTGTTGCGGGCCAGGTGTAAGTTTTTGCTACGGCATTTGAAGGGACTTGTATTTTCGTACTAGCCATTTTTAACTCACAACGCCGTCTTTAAACCAAGCCCATAAAGTAGCACATCCATCTACCCAATTAGTACTGCTGTTGTCTTCATTTTGTATTTGGAAACCCATTGTATGACCTGCTGTTGCATTATGAAAAGGAACTTGCACAGTACTAGATGATCCTACATGAGCATTTGATCCATAAACTTGTTCGTAGAACGATGTTCCCCAAGTACCAGATGAGTTATAATTACCACTCATAGCTGATGATTTTATCCAAAATTGTGGAACAGCACTGTGATTAAACATATCAAAAGTTGCCATATATCCTAAACCAGACCAAGAATCATTGTCTGTAGTAAAAAGAGGAGGAGCATCACTATAACCATTTTGAACATTTCCATTGGCCATATTTAAAGCCATTCTACCTGCTGAAGTAAGTTGAAATGCTTGGGTAGAAACACTTGGATTGCTAGTTGAGTTCGCAGAAACATCAAAAAATGAATTAAAACCATTTACACCGCCTCTGTTACCGCCGGTATCATATATTGATGTAGTTGATCCATTTTGTTGCATAAATTTAATAACAGGTTGCGTAGAATGACCTGTTCCACCTAAACCTCTCATACCCCAAAACTGTATACGAAACGCCATTACATCTGATGCTGTACTTGTCCAAGAAGTAGGAACTGTTAAAGTAAAGCTGTTAGCTGGTGTATCTGTAAGAGGAGAATATTTATCACAAAATCTAAATCCTTGATGATTGTTATCTGGACTTGTTAAAGGTGAAGCAGGTGGTGTAGCAAAAGTTGTTGCACCACTGGTTCCGCTTGTTTGTAATTCTTGATTAGCTGATCCGTCAGTATTTGGTAGTGTGTAAGTTTTACTTGATCCATCAGCACTAGGAAAACTATCATTTGCATCTTTAAAACCAAGATTAGCACTACCATCAGTTTTCATTACTTGATTAGCTGATCCGTCAGTGCTAGGTAATTTAAAAGATACCGCACTATTTTGAGACTGAACATTTTTTACTACTATTTTACCCATTATGTTACTACTCCATTTTTAAATACTGCATAAAGCTCAAAAAAACCATCCATCATTGCAGCCCCACTTGTAGATTCAAGCTGAAAACCACCAATATTTGCATTATCATACATAGCACCAGTTGATGTAAACATTTCCCTCATAATAAATTGTGTCATTTGTGTTGAATTTGGATTTTCTCTTTGATAACACGACCAAAAATGACCCATTGGACCTATCTTACCATTGTAAAAATCATATTGAGCGTTTAATCCTTCAGCACCACTTGGATTTTGTGTAGTGTTATTTGCGTTGTTGTTCTCAAAACTATAAGTACTTGGGTAATATCTATTCATATCGTAGTTATACATAGGTCTCATATTAAGACCTTGAGAATATTGCATATTACCTGCACCGCTTGTTGTACTTGTGCCACCACCATTACTTCCTCTACGCCATTGATAACCAACATGAGCCTGATTGTTAGTATTAAGAACACTGCCGCCTTGATTGGTAGCTTTTATTTTAAAAGCATTTGTAGAATACTGACTTAAAGGCCATCTTATTCCTTTTATTATAATTCTATAAGCCATTACATTTTCTAAATTACTTGTATAAGCACTAGGCATACCAAGCCATACAGTGCCAACAGCATTTGAGTCAGCTACTTCATATCTATCACACAATCTCCAACCTTCTTCACTTCCGTCTGGCGTTGTAAAGGGAGCCGCTGCTGATCTTAGTGTTATATTTCCTGAGCCATCAGTTTGAAATGATTTACCTGTTGTAATTGAATTTGGAAAATTCATTTTAACATTATTGCCTTGTTTAGGTGGAGGATTGCCTGTTTTCCAAGCTAATGTTCCAGATGTATCTGTTGAATAAGCGTGTTGATTGTTGGTTCCATCAGCAGTAAACCATGTTATTGCGGGAGCTGAACCTCCTGTTGAATGCTGTAATTGATTTACGACAACTTTACTCATTATATTACTCCATCTTTAAATACTGCATAAACTTGCCAAACACCTTGTACAAAATTATTACCATTAGTAGATAGTTTCCACCCCATTGGATGATTAGTCACAGTCTGTCTTTCCATATTTCTAGGAAAACCATAACTATTTGAAAATGTTGTAGGATCGGCAAGATTTGTTAAATTAAAACCGTAATCATTATTTACCATTCTATAACCTGCCCATCCATGCCATTGAGGTTTAGACACTCTATTATATATCCAAAATTCAGCAAATGTGCCTTCATTTCTCCAATAACTACCACCACCATAATTAGTTCTCCAATCATTACCATAATTAGCCCAATTTGCATATTTTACACCTATCATCATCTGACCTGCTGTTGAACTCTGATTAAAGTAACCGCCCTGAGCACCAATACCAGTTTGATAACTAGCACCAGATTCTACTATACCTATTCTTACACTACCGTTAGTAGATTGGTTTATTACATTTCCTGCTTGATCAGTAGCACTAAAAAAATACTCTGCTGAGCCACCAGTTCTAACGCCGTGCATATCAATCTTCCACCCAATTATATCGCTTGGTGTAGTTGTGTATTCAGTAGGACAAGTTATTGTATGAGAACTAAAATTACCGGCAGCAAATTCATCACCAGAATTTCCTATTAATACCATTCCATCATTAGTTCCTCGAGCCATAGGATTTTGTCCAGCAGGTGCTGCATAACTTAACTGTGCATTACCATCTGTTTTTATAATTTGTCCTGAACTACCACTATTAGCTGGCATTGTGTAAGTTTTAGAACTTCCGTCTGCACTTTTAATCTGATTATTACCACTTGTCCATCCTAACGCACCTGATCCATCTGTTTTTAAAAAATCACCAGCAGCCGGTGCAGTAGTCGGTAAAGTAAATACTTGACCTCCATTGTATTGAACTTGATTTACTACTAATTTTGACATTTTATACTCCTAAGCTGAATTTAAAGTTAAACTGCTACCCATTTCTAATGTAGCGTGTTGTTCAGCATCAATAACCTCTAAATCATTAGGCACTACAACTGTGCCTACTATATTTAATTCACCTAATGTAACACTAGACCCTGACAAAGTTAAGTCTGCTTGAAATGGACAAATTTCATTAGTGTAAGCTGTTTCAGTAATTGTATATGTACCTCCGTCAAAAACATAAACTTGACCATTGCCTGATATTTCTGTTCCATTTTTACCTAACCAAATTGCACCTAATGTAAATCCACCTGTTGTTTCAGGTATAATTTTTTGAACACCTCGTATATTTCCAGATGCAGATGAAATATCTACAGCAGATAAAACTCCCGCTCTTTCAGCTGGCATTGTTACAAAAACTTCTTTTTCTCCGCTTCCAAAATTTACTAAATTATCAGAATTAGATGATTCATAAACAAAGTCTCTTGAAAATGTTGTCCCTGATAAAGTATATGTTCCAATACCTGTTTCCCAAGTATTGTTAGTGGTATCTACTATAGCATATGGTGCTCTTGCTCCATCGCCAAGAGCAGAAAATGCTTGAAAACCAGGAGAGGCACCGCCAAGTGTTACTGTACCTGTGCCCGTGGTTGTCGTAGTCTCTTTAACTCTATCACCTATTTCAAGACTAAAGTGTGGCATTTAAGCAATCCTGATAATAGCATTACTTGAATCGGCAGTAGGGAATTGGATAGTGAAATCTCCAGAACTTGATGATTTATCAGAACCAAAATCAAGAACTGCAACTGCTTTGTTAGATTGTGTTGAGTTATAAATTAAAGCACCTCTAGCTGTAATAGTAGAAGTACTCCAAGTTGTATCAGCAAAATCTGTAAAAGCTGTTGTTCCTGAAGAGGTTGGTGTCACATTTGTTAATGAATTTCCTCCAGCGTTATAAGCTGTGCCTGTTGTTTCATTAGTTGTTGCATACGCAGTAGTCGTAGCACCTAATGTAGCTGAGGAAGTATACAATGCAATTTTAAATGTTGCACCTGTTCCAGCTGATCCACCTCCTGATCCATTATAAAAGTTATGTACACCTTGTAAAAGTTCAGTCTTAAAACTTGTGCACATTGCTTGTGTTATAGCCATATTACATTCTCCTTATAATTTCAGCGAGGTCATCATGTCCCTGTTGGGACAATGTACCACAAATAGTCGTACGCTCAGATAATATAGCTTGTTTAATATAATATCTCAACACTTTGTGGACATTTTCTTTAAATGCTTCTGCCTGGTCTCGTATTGCAGGCGGAGCATCTTGGGAAACTGAGATAATGTGATTAGTTGCTCTATCAGCCCAATGATCACTATCTAGTCCCTTATTATCGGTTGTTACTACATTAACCGTTCCAGTTTTTATACCAATTTCTTCTGTAAACATTAAGTTACCTCTATTCTTAAACTATCAAAACGATATTCATCACGCCTATCTCTACCTTCAAATAGGTTTTTCTGTCTTGATATTTCCTCTGCGAACCTTTTTTCGTATTCTTGCTGTAAGGTAGGTTCTCCCTTCATAAAAATATATGCTTCAACTAATGTTCCATATAAAAGAGCATTTCTTGCATTTTCTGATAAATAAGTACCAGCTGTATTTACTGTTAAACTTGGAGGTCTATACAAATAATTTAATTCCATTGTGTAATCAACATCTGGAGTCGGTGATAATAAAAATGTATTATCTTCATTTTCTGTATTACTACCAGCATCAAATTCTGCGTAATATTTTGGTCTACCCATTAAATTTGTTTGTGTTGGATCATAATCATAGGCTTGAATAAATGATGGATGTTTTTTATCAAGATAATGATAATCACCATTTGCATCAATTGCAGCTAGTGAAAATGATGCAAGATAATCTTCTGGGCCTTTTAAAAACCTATTACCAGATGTAGAAGTACCAGTAGATGTTTTTCTAAATACATTTATTTGCACAAGCTCTAATAATCTTTCTTCAGCATTTTTAATAAAATCATTTATTGTGCCTACAAAAACAGATTCATCGTTTTGCGTGTAATTTTGTATTAATGTTTTTAGTTCATCTAATGTCATGTTATCACCACCGTGACTGTACCAACATTTGATTCGATTTGCGATACAGAAAATGCATAACCTATTGGATCAAGAGTTTTATCTGTAAAAGCATTTACTTTAGTAGTTTTTACTACACCCTCGCCCGCAGGCGTATCTTTATCTGGTCTAGGTTCCCACAAGGCTTCTGGGTCTACTACATTAACTCGTAATTCTAGCTGTGGTTGTTTTGGTTCCCAACAACTAGGACATGTTTTTAGTCCATTCCACTCTTTATGTAGCTGTTTTAAGTAATAGCGTTGTCCGCATCTATCACATTGACCAAGAGCATTTTTTCCCGCAGCATAAGACATTATGTTAGCCTCCTGTAACTACGCATAGAAGGTCGTATCTGATAACTTTCTCTTACTTCATCTTGTTCTGCTGCTCTTTTAAATTCTTCTTCATAAATAACTTTTAAAAATTGTGTTCTATCTGGTGCTCTTTTTATAGATAAATAATAAGCAAGACCACTAGCTAGACATGGATAAAATCTAAACGGAACTTGCATGGTGTTTGGACCATGATCAGCATCGTCAATTCTTTCTAAATAATTATAAACAATTTTGTCGCTATTATTATCTGATGTCGGCCATATTTTTATTTTTGGAGTAATTTGTTTATCTACAAAATATTGACTTGGTGTGCTTTCATCAGTTTTATCTGGAATTTGTAAATATTCTTTGCGACCAATTGATTGTATAATTGTATCTGTGTCTTTACCATTTACAACTTTACGGCTTGCAACACCTAAAACATCAATTGCACCTTCTGGTAAATCATAAGTTGTTTGACCTTTTGTAAGTGTTTGAATTTTTTCTTTTACAGTCCATTGATTAAGACCTCTGTTAGCCCAATCAGCTAACATAAGATTTATACTTCTTTGAGCTGTTTTTAGATCATAACCAGTTCGTAGTTGTAAGCCACATCTTTCAAATGCCTCTTCAACATATTCAGCAACATCTAATTCAAAATCTTTACTATTACTAACTGCCATTTCATTATCCTATTTTAGTAAATTTTCTTTTACCAGGAGCTATTGCACCACATCCTATATTTCCAGACCTTGTGCCTGGTTGTATAGTTTTACCATTATAACTTACTAATCCACCTGTGTTAAATTTTTTTACTCTAGTTGAGTCTTGTATTTGTTTATTCATTTGAGAGCGTGATATAGGCATTATCACACCAATACTAACTTTAATAATAAACCTATTACACTCGAAGATGCTGCTATTAAAATAAATTCTATTCTATAAAGTCTTTTGTCTATTGCATCATATCTTTCACTACAAGCATCAACATGAGATTCAATTTTTTGATCTACTGAAGCTGCTGTAGGTTTAGGCATTATGCTGTTCCGAATAGATTGTTATACACTGAAGGATTATTAGTGCTCAGATAATCTTGATAATCCTGTGAATATTTTTGTCCTTCAAAAGGTGTATCTAAATAACTTTGATAATCTGTTGTATACATATCTCCGCCAAATCCAGGTGAAGAATATTGATTATACAATGTTGAATAAGGGTTGTAAGGCATTGAATACATTGGTCTTTGATTATAGTTTTGACCACCATACATACCGTAGAAAGGTGAACCATACATTGAAGGTGAGTATCCACTACCCATGTTGCCGTAGAAAGAACCAATGCCACCTGCATAAGGATTCATGCCATAACCGTAACCATATCCGCCAAAGAAAGGATTACCATAACCCATACCGCCACCGTAACCATAGCTAGGTTGTCTGTAGATTGAGTTAAGTAAACCCATTAAACCAGACATGTCAGTTGTTTGTGTGGTTTGTGTTGGTTGGTTGTTAGTTATTTGATTTAAAAGATTTGTATATAAATCTTGATAATTAATAGTATCTGTAGGAGTTGGTTCGGGTTCTGTATTGTTAGGACTAAGTTGAGGATAAGCTGTCAATAAATCTCTAGCAGTAGTAAAGGTTTGATAACCTAGTTCAGCTGCTTCAGCTGCATTCATCATTGTAGCTTCACCAGTTATTGGATTATATGCATATACTGTTTCTCTTCCAGAACCTGCACCAAAAGCTGGATTATTAGGATTAAAAGAATAATTTCCTTCATAAGTATATGTGCTTGGATCAAATCCTGCCATAAGAGCATTAAATTCATCTAATCTATCGCCACTTAAGTAATCTCTTACTTGATCAGCTGTTGCACTTCCTTCTCTAAAAAAATTAGCTGTACTTCCTAAACCACCTTCAGTTAAAAAATTAGCAATATCATCCATTGTTGTTATTGTTGCTGGTGGTGGAGGAGGCGGAGGCGGATCATTATTATCTACATAACTTGTAAATACACCATCTGCATCTGTTACTCCTGTAAGAGTTCCGTCAGCTGCAAAGTGATACTTTACACCATCTACTGGATCAGTATTAACTCTAGTTCCATCATCATTAATAGTTACATTAGGGGGTGTTATCGGACTAGGAGGATAAAGTGCGAAATAATCCTCTTCTGATAATAACTCACCTGTATTTGGGTCAGCATACATTGCTTCACCTGTATCATTTAAACCTTTTCTTGTATCGGCACCTTGTAAAAGTAAATCTTCAAATAAATTAGGATCACCAGTATCATCCGCATAACCATCTAAATCTGAATCACTAAATAAATTTGTTTGTGCAAAAGGACTATTTAATACAGCCTCAGCATCTGATCTATCTACAGCAAAATCAGTTGCATTTCCAGATGGAACATAAGCAGCACCAGCTGCATTTGTTAAAACATCTCCAGGTGGAGGGTCTAAATTAACTGGACCAGTTCCAGGAATAGGAGCTCCGTTAACTAAAATGTTACCATTTGCGTCATAAGTAATGTTTGGTAAAAAATTAAGAGGTATATCTACCATTAAAATCCTCCAAAACCACCAAAGCCGTTAAATCCAGCAAATGAATTAACAGTTGGAAGTGGTGTTGCAGTTGTTTGAGGTGCGGCTGTAGTAGCTGCTTTATTATCAAAATAATCTAATCTATTTGTTGGCGGTGTCGGTACATTAAAACCACCCATACCACCCATACCTATATTACCTACATTGTTTGTCGGTGTATTGTAACCACCCACACCTACATCTAAACTAAAACTTGGTGCTACTGGAGTCATGCTTGGTGGTTGTGCAACATTTGTTGCTCCAGTGTAAAATGGATTAGTTTCTGTATCTATTGGTTGACCAATTGGTTCATTTACTGCTACTGGAGGCATTACTGCTACTGGTGGTTCAATATACCCAGCAACAGGTACTTCACCTTGAACAACCTTTGGAGGGTCAGGTATTATAGGGTCTTCATAAAATATAGGAGGTTCTTCTTGAACATCAGGTATTCTAGTATCTGATTGAGCATATTGAAAAGGATCATCTGTTATTGGTTGTTGAATATAAGGATCAACAGGAACTGGATCAGGATAATCAAAATCAAAATTAGGTAAAGAAGGAGGTCCTGGTAAAGGACCGCCTATCATTTCAAGATTAGGATCGATAGGTGGTATTGGTAACATTTCTGGTGGTAAAGGATCGCCATGTGTAGGTGGAAAAATTCTAGGTCCTTCTTGTTGCGTTAATCCCATATCAGGTGGCAGTGGTCTTGAATCAAGTAATCCTGCAATTCCTTGTGCTGCTTCTTGTGCTTTTGTTGGTTGATAAACACCAGCTGGAGCAAAAATATGCTCACCATTATCATCAACACCGCCATAACTTAAATTATTTGCAGCTGCTAGTTGTCTACCTTCGGCTAATCTATTACCCATTGCATTAAACATTATTGAATTAGCGTATGGATTGTTTCTGCCGGATGCAGACATATCGCCAAATACTTTACCAAAAGGATTTAATGCTTCTTTAAAAATAGCCATTTCTTCTCCTTAAGCTGTGTAAGATATTACGCAATTAGTAATACCAGCACTAGATACTACCCTCATAC